ACCGCAAAAAAACTTAAAAAACCACGAAAATACAAACCCGGATTAATGGCTAACTATTTCAAACCTTTTTTGATTGACGCAAAAATTGGAGATGTTGTTGTCATTCCCTTCAATGACTTTGACCCAAGAACTTTATCTGGCGCAATTACCGGTTATTTGTCTGGCACTTGGGGCAAACAATCTTATAAATCTTGCACTACAAATTCTTCTGTTGAAATATTGAGGTGCTCATGAGAGACCCACACGCCGCTGTTGATTACATCCTAAAACACGCTGAAAAGTTTGCAGACGCTAGGGCTCAACGTGTGTATCTAGAAGAGTTTAGAAAGAGCAAGAAAGCCCTGCTAATGCAGCTAAACACCGCTCAGCCGATCTCTGCCCAAGAGCGTGATGCGTACGCTCACCCTGAGTATTTGGAGCTTTTAGAGGGGTTAAAAATAGCCGTGGCGATTGAAGAAAAGTTACGATGGGATCTCATTGCCGCTCAAGCTCGAATCGAAATTTGGCGCTCAGAGCAAGCAAACGCCAGAGCAGAGATTAGGAACACCCAATGACGTATAGAAACCAAAAACTGTTGGAAGCCGTACGCGAGTTTGAGTGTGCTTTATGCGGTGCTGAAGATGGGACGGTGGTAGCCGCGCACAGCAATCAACTTAGAGACGGGAAAGGGAAAGGGATAAAAGCAAGTGATGCAGCTATAGCAGCGCTTTGTTATCGGTGTCACATGGCTATAGACCAAGGGCATCGCATGAACAAGCAAGAGAAAGAAGCTATGTGGGAGCAAGCCCACCGTAAAACAATGTTGTGGTTATTTGAAAGAGGAAAAGTATGGGTTCGGTAAACAAAGCGATCATCATCGGTAACGCAGGAAAAGATCCAGAGATCAAATACACGGATGCAGGGGTTGCTGTTTGTACCTTGACGCTAGCAACCAAACATTCTTGGAAGCAGCAAGACGGTAGCCGCCAGGAAAAAACAGAATGGCATCGCATCGTTTTCTGGGGAAAGCTAGGAGAGATTGTCGACAAGTACGTTAAGAAGGGCTCCCAGGTTTACGTCGAAGGTCGTATCGAAACACGAAAGTGGACAGACAAAAACGGTAACGATAAGTACACCACCGAGATCGTTGCTGACCAGATGCAAATGCTAAGCGGCAGACCTAAAGCAGAAATAGATAACGATGAAGAGGTACCGTTCTGATGGAGCAGGGAACTGAGGAATGGAAACTCGCCCGTCTCGGTAAGGTCACGGCATCCAGGGTATCGGATGCTCGTGCCAAGACCGGAACCGCAGCGCGAGCTAATTACATAGCCGACATCATTACAGAGCGCCTTACAGGCTCACCAATCGAGTCTTATACAAATGCTTATATGGAATGGGGAACTGCAAATGAACCGCTTGCAAGAGCCGCATACGAGATTAAAACGGGTATATGGGTGGAGCAGGTCGCCATCGTCAATCATCCGCACATTAAGTCGTTTGCAGCGTCTCCTGATGGTCTGGTCTGGACGGATGGTTTACTCGAAATCAAATGTCCGAAAACCTCCACGCATTTAGGCTGGATGATGAAGGGCGAACCGCCTTCCGAGCACAAACACCAGATGCTTGCTCAGCTTGCCTGTACAGGTAGAGAGTGGGTTGATTTTGTATCGTTTGACCCACGGTTGCCCGAGCATCTTCAATTATTTGTGGTTAGGTTTCAACCGGAGCCTAAAGACATTGAAGACCTAGAGAAAGACGTAATGACTTTTTTACAGGAAGTTGACACAATGCAAAGGAAATTAGGATGAGCTGGAGAGAGTTAATTGCAGAGCAAAGAACCCCGCGCACATTCAAGCCCGTCGAGGAAATCTGGCGACAGTACGGCTGGAAGCCGCCCTCAACAGAGTGCGAAGACACCATCGAAAAACATAAAGCATTTCGAGCCTGGAGCCTCGGAGAACTGGCTTTCGATCATCAAGGAAGTCAAGAGCAGTGATCGACAGGAAATTTCGGCAGCTTATGAAAAAGTTATGCCGCTGGTCGTTGAGGATTGGGCTCACTGGCTTTTATCGAAGCCTAAGACTCGGCGGCTACCGCTCATCGAGCAGATAGCAAAACATCACGGTGAGAGCGTTGGAGACATGGTTAAAAACGCTCTCATCCGCTTGCATAAAGTCTAGCTTCGTCGCGCCTTCTTTTCACTAACCCAGGCATTTCTTTACCTGCGGCTTTTGTCCACATCATAAAAGCCTCGGCCGCGCCCTCGTAATCGCCTCGATTGTGTCGCATCCTGATAGTCGAGCGCTGTAAGTTTCCTAATCCAACATTAAACCCAAAGCTGGTGAGTGCATCAGCGCGATTAGGAGTAAGACCAGCAGGACATAGTCGGCGTACGCCAGCCTCAAACGCCAGCAGATCCTTGTAAAGAATCTCATCGACTTCTGCCATCGTGAGCGTACGATCCCATCCGCTCGGGATCGGTAAAGAGAGTCTCTCTTCAAACTTCACCCTTATGTGTGATGGGTCGATAACATGCCCTACGCCTATCGTCCAAAGTCTTGCAGGGCATCGGTAGGGTCTAAGCCTTACGCCCTCGTGATGCTTGAGCATACTGAGGGTACTACTTTGCAAATGCGCGGCTCCCAAAGTGGAATGCAATGATTGCAGCCCAGATCTGCTGCGTCTCATCATCCCAGAGCTGATTGAGCATTTGATCAAACGGTACGTTCATTGTCCACGCGTACCAAAAACCTGCAACATCTACAAAGACCAGTAGCGCAAACATGCCATAAGTAATCACTGGTCTAACAAGAGCGCGAAGGTTCTTAACCCACTGCGAAACACCCTCACCAAGGGCTATATCGTGGGCATAGAGCGCTTTCATTTCCTCGGCTTGAGCTTGTATCTGGACTTGCTCTGTGCGGATCTCCTCAACCCTTTGCTGAGCCGCAAAGCCCTCTTTTGCCATCTCTAGCTCACGCTGCATCTGGAGCTGTGCAAGCTGGAGTTCGTGAGCCTTGTCCTTGGAGTCCTGCCAAATATCAAGCAAACGCGGGACACCGCCAGCAAGGAACGAAAGCAAAGAAGAAAGGAGGGTCATCATGATGTTGTGATTTGATCCGAGCCTTTTTTAACCGTCACTTTGGAACCCTGAACGTCTACTTGCATAGGCTCAACACGGTCTAATTTGTCTAAACGATGGATAAGGTCTTTGATAACTTCAAACTCAGGCTTTTCCTGCTTTGCGGCAGTGCCTGCTATCCCATTCAGCATTTGAATAAGTGCAGTAAGTGAAGCGCCAAGAAGACCCATAACAGCAGCAATTTTTTCGCCTTCTAAAAAGACTGATGCTCCGACACCTACAAGAACAATCAAGAAAATATATAAAAGCCCATCTTCGCCAATCGCTTTGCCAGCAACCTCTTTAGCAGAGTCCTGCGCCTTTAGCTCTTCAAGTTTGATTCTTGCCTGAGCTTTTAGAAGCGCAATCTCATGAGCTTTATCATCCATCACTTGTCTTGCTTATGGTCTAGCTTGTCAAAGATCTTAGCGAGCATGTTTTTTATGTCGCTGATGTCTTTCTCGTAATCTGGCTTTAGAACATAGGCATGAGGCAAACCTTTTTCTAAATCTCTAAGGTCGCGCTGTAGCTCTTGCTGAGCTTCCCAAACCACACGGAAGAACCAGCCGAATGCGGCAGAGAGGACGCCGAAGGCGATGTTAAGCAGCGTTTGCGAGTCCATAATATTTAAGGTTCCTAGCAAGTCGTTCGTCATCTGGCGATAGATCCACCGCCGCCACACCGTGTCTTATAGCTTCGTCTTTTAAGCCCAGGTGATGAGCTGCTACCGCTGCGAGATCATGCGGTTTTGCGCCCCAGACTTCAGGATCGCATGTATAAACCAGTTGTTTGTCTTTGATCTCCAATGCCATTGTAGCCGCGTGGAAGCATTCTTTCCACATAGACTTCATGTAAAAGGACATCGCCGCGTCTACCCACGGCTCACGCGTTCCAGGAGCCTCGGCTATCGCCATCCTGTACCACTTTAGAGCTTCCCAGGGGTTCTGTTTATGGTCATAGGCCTTGCCTAACAACCGCATGGCATAGCACCGCTCATTCGGCCATGTCGCCTCTGGCATGTCGAGATAGGTGTTGAGTGCGGTTATAGCCTCATCCCAGAGGTGATAAAACGTAAGTTCACGGGCAAAGTAAAAAGCATTACGCGGTTCGCGTGGATTTTCCTTAACAGACATGCGTAATAAATCAAGATACTGGCCTCGGCTTTTAGTTGGGTCCGGGTAGTGACTTACTAATAGCTTGTCAGTTTCAGCGTATACCTCTGTAATGCGAAGATCAGGGATTGGGTATTCATGGACAGGGCAAAAAAATGAATAACCGTGACGAGCAAAGATTTTTTCGTATCTAAAACGAATGCCTTGCCCCCAGTCAAACAAGTAACGCAGACGTGTTGTCTTGCCTAATTCCCATACCCTTTCAATTTCTTCGCGCCATCCCTCTTCTAACACTTCATCCAAGTCTAAGCTGACAATAATGTCAAAGTCTTTGGGCGTGAGAGCGATGGCAACATTTCTCGCCGCGTCAAAACGCCAGGGAGATATGCAAATATCGTAAACCGTAGCCCCACATTCTTTGGCTAACTCAACCGTTTTATCAGTGCTTCCCGTATCGGCAATTAAGATTAGATCAGCATCTTTAGCCGAATTACAGAACCTCTTAACAAACTGCTCTTCGTTCTTTGATATTGCGTTAACGCAGATTTTCATGTCGTGTCCTTTTCCATTCCCCGTAAAATTCTTGCTCAGCTTTTAATCTTGCAGCAATTGCATCTTCTTTTTTGGCGAACCTTCCTAGATACAAATTTGTGTAATCAACTTTAATATAAGCGGCCCAAGCATTTGCTTTGAAACAAACCCCGGAGTAACCGGTTTTGTTATTTTTGTTTAACGATAAATTTTTCCCATTTTGAGAGTTAGTCGCCTCTCTTAAATTGACTATACGATTGTCGATCTTAATCCCGTTTATGTGATCCAACTGATCCACCGGGTGTTTGCCGTGATGCAAAGCCCAAGCAATTCTATGAGCGTAATAACGCTTTCCGTCAATCATGATGCCTATGTAACCAGCCTTAACAACTGTGCCGGCGGCTTTTTTCTTAATACGACCTTTGCCTTCAGCGATCCAGTAAACATTTCCAGTTTCCGGTTCGTAGCGAAACAAGCGCTGAAGTGTTTCTATTGGTAGAATCTTTGCAGCCATCTCGAAATCCCCATTCGTTGGTGGTTAGAAGGCTCGTGCATGTTGGTAGCATCACGAGCTTTCGCATTTTATACAGAATCGGCACCGATGGAGTCAGCAGCAATGATTTCAATCACTTCATCTACCGTTGTTGCATACTTACTCTCCACCCATCCATGAGCCTTATAAAAGGCCCATTCATATCCTGGCCTTGACGCTGGCTTAGGCGGGATAAGTAGCCACTCGAACCCATCCCAGTACACCTCATGGTCAGCAGGCACATCCGTTGGCGCATCAGGCACTTCAATCCAGCCCTCTGTACCGTCTGTTTGAGGCTTGGGAATACTTCCGTTTTTACTGTAGAGCATTTGTTACCTCGTCACTGAACTGGGAAGGGTGCTGTTGGAAGCACTGTCATATCTCTGGCAACGCCTCTGGTCACACGCACATCATCAAGGTAGCCACTTAGATTTGAAGCACTTACATTTGACATCCCCAAATGCAGAAATGTTCCAGATCCAGGAGTAGCCAATGCTGCTGATGATGTTGTTGGGGTTCCTGCGGTTGTGTTGAGATACGGAGTGAACGTATTCCCGCTTCGTACTAAAGCAACTCTGTACCACTGGCCTGTTGATATGCTACCTACTAACGCACCAGACACAATGTTCCAAGTAGACCCATCTGAACTAAGATAATAGCTTAGTGTCCCTGTTGCAGATACATAAAAAGCTAAAACAATTGTCGTTCCCGTTAGATTAAGCACCATTTGATCTGCGGCTACGCTATTAAATCTAACCCAAAACTCAATAGTGAATGCACCGCTACCAAAGGTAAATAGATTCCCTGTTGGGGCTTTAAGACCTGTATTGGATGTCCCATCAAAACTAATACTCCCACCACCAAATTTACTTACGCTTGTGCTGATCTGAGCATTCCCAACAGTCTCCAAGACATTCTTGGCAGTGGCATCGACAACACCAGCGTTGGTGAAGTTGAGGAGGAGTTTGGTATCTGTAATTGCTGTTAAAGGCGCTGTTGGTATCGTTACATTGGTGGACGATGGGTTGTAAACATAAGACCCTTTTACCACCCTAAGACTAGCAATATATCCCGTTAGGTTACGGCTTCCACCACCGTAATCACCAATATAAATATTGGATGTTGTTGATTGAATTGTTCCGCCAGCACTGTCTAAATCTTCTCTTGTTCCATTGACGTAAATTGCGTAATCACTGCCACTTCTACTTGCGGCAACGTGTGTCCATGCGTTCAAAGGAATAACGGTTGTACCTTGCAACGAAACAAGCGTTGATGTGTAAACATTAAAACTAAGTGTTCTGGCGTTATCAAGAACTAAGTTAAATTCATAACCGCTAGGGTAAGTTGCACTGTTTTTTCCAATAATTGTTGCCCCTGATGCTCCTGGCGTTGCCGTTGCGTAGATCCAAGCCTCAATCGTAAAGTTTGATGCGCCTAGCTCTAATTCAGTTGTGTCCGCAATTTGTAGACTATCCACCGTCCCATCAAAGTACCCGCTACCACCCACTGCGGCAGCACTGTAGGAGGACGTTGGTGCGAAGGGGGAGAAGGGGGTTATTGCTACGCCGTTGTTGGGGGTTAGCGTGTTTGGTGTTGCTGCGTTATCAACAAAGCGGTTTGATTGAAATGTAAGCAGAGATGTGTTGGTGATTGCCGTTAAAGGTGTTGTTGACGGTGTGAAGTTGCTTGTGTATACAGCAGTGCCTTTTACAAGGCGCAAATTACTAAGATATCCGTTTATGTAATTTGTGGTAGCAGAAGCATTTCTACCAATCTCTATATTGCCGCTAGAGTTGTAAATTGTTGCACTTATTGTGTTGGACGATGTTGTTACTTCTGACCCATTAACAAAAAATTTAAGTCTTGATCCATCCCTGACAAAAGCAATGTGAATCCAAGAATTAGCTACAACCGCTGTTGCGTTTACCTGTACTGAAGTAGCCGTACTACCATTAGCTGTATAAACAAACTCTAGCTGCATTGTCCCAGAGTTGTTATAAAGCTGTGTGATATAACTTAACTGATTTGCGCCGGAATTCCATTGCCCTAGAATGGTATATCTTAATGTGCTGCTTGGTAGCGAATTAAGGTAAACCCAAGATTCAATTGTCCAATCAACTGCCGCAAGATCAAATGCTGAACTGTCCGGTGTGCTTACATAATCATTGCTTCCATCAAAGTAAGCACCCCACCCAGTCTGGCTGAACGGGCTGAACGTACCCTGCGTTGTGTTGCCGTTGCGGGTGATGGTGAATCCTGAACCACTGTTAGCGGTTCCAGAGTCTAAGAACGTATTGTTCTGTGCGCCGTTAGTGCCGTTTCCTGGGAGGAGTAGTGATGTTAAGTTATAGTACTGGTCTTTTATTACTCCAGCACCACTCATGAGTAAACCAAAGATACCAGCCATAATTAGCTCACGTTACCAGTGATAACACACTCTGTACCGCTAATGAACAATACAGTAGCTACACCTCTGGTTGCTAATGATACGGTAGCTTGGTCTGTGTTAGTACCAGCAATGTATGCTGTAGTGATCGTACATGTAATCGTTAGACTACCTGACGTATTGTTGTACAGTGATACAACATCACCAGCAGCGAAGGTTGAGTTAGGAATGGTGATACCAGCGGACAAAGAGATAACCTTGCCTACATCGCTAGTAGCCATTGTGGTCGTGGTAGAGCTAACAGGTACGTTTAGGAAGCCAAGCGTTGTATCCGCATCAGGCAACGTAGCAGTACGGTTAGAGTTAGTATTAGCGGACTGAATCGTGTGTGTACCAGTACCGCTAGCATTTCCTTGAACTTTAATATTAGACATCTTTTATCCTTATTCCATGACTAACCATCGTTGTCCAGTACCTACAGTGACAGCGATTCCGGTGTTGATTGTAACAGGTCCAACGCTAATACCATTCTTAGCGGCAGTGACTGTATAGTTTGAAGAAATTGTTTGATCATTCTCTAGGATCGTTGATGATCCACCACCGCCACCACCTGTGGCAGATAACGTACCAGCAGAGAAACTTAACCCACTGCCTATCGTAACGTTGCTAAAGCCACCAGAGCCATTACCGTATAGAATGGATGTACCACTGGTTGCTGGTGCATAGTCAGTACCGGATACAGCAGGAGTGAATGCTGAAGAACCATTACCTTTTACGATACCTGTTATGCTTGAAACACCAGTACCCCCATTAGCAACTAAGACTGTACCAGTGACATTACCTGCGTTACCACTAATGTCTCCTGTTATCTTTGATCCAGCTAAGGCTGTAAGCCATGTTGGGTTTGAATAGGTACTACCTGTAGATACACCGTCAGTGATGCCGTAACCACTTAGCGTTGTAGGTGTACTGCTTATTTTACTCCAAGCTAATGAGGTAATCCATGTTGGATCTGCGTAACTACCCGTTGTATATACACCA